ATATGTATGGGGATTACGCTGTGAGTTGTTCGAATACAGCGACGAGGATATCGATACTGGTGTTGCTGCTGTAGATGTAATAGAAACAAACTTTGCAAATGCTATAGCAGTCAACCTAGTCGCAGGTGGTACTGGTACATACACCGTTGGTGAAACTATTACTGGTGGTACATCTAATGTATCTGCTGAGGTTAAGTCCTTTGATGCAGCAACTAACCAGATACAGGTATACAATCGTACAGGTATCTTTACGGTGCCTGAGACCCTCACAGGGCAGACTTCAGGGGCAGCTTGGACAACTGCTACATATAATACAATAAATAATGTTAATAGTGAGTTTGATGCGAATGCTACATTCGAAACTCAATCAGACGCTATTATTGATTTCACCCAAGGCAACCCCTTTGGTGAGTTTGGAAATAAAGGAAGTAGTATCTAATGTTAGGAACTTATTCATACCACGAGATTATCAAGAAGACAGTTGTCGGATTTGGTACACTGTTTAACAATATAGAACTTAGACGTACGTCGGGTGCTAAAACTGAGGTGATGAAAGTTCCTCTGGCATATGGTCCCAAGCAAAAGTTTCTTGCTAGGTTACGCCAAGTAGGAGATCTCAGCACAAAGGATCAGGTACAACTTACTTTACCTCGTATCTCTTTTGAGATAACTGGTATACAGTATGATGCAACTCGTAAGGTTGCACCGACACAGTATATCAGACACACCAGTGGGTCAACCACTAATAAAGGGTTCATGCCAATACCATATAATATAAATTTTGAGTTGGCAATTCTCGCTAAGAATCAGGATGATTCACTTCAGATTCTTGAGCAGATTCTTCCTTTCTTCCAACCAAGTTTTAATATAACTATGAACTTGGTACCTTCCTTAGGTGAAAAGAGGGACTACCCTATCACTCTAACTGATGTTCAGTACGATGATCAGTATGAAGGTGATTATGATACTCGCAGAACTTTGATTTACACCTTACAGTTTATTGCTAAGACATATCTGTATGGTCCTGTACAAGACAAGTCTGGAGATGTTATCAAGAAGGCAATCGTCGATTACGCTACGGATTCAGTGGTTACTGCTCCGAGAGAAGTAAGGTACACTGCTACACCAAGATCACTTGTTGATCGTACTGGTGCTGCAGTCACTACAATTACTAATAGTATCGATCTTAATGACGGTATCTTTGAGGTTGCTTCAGTTGCAGATCTTGCAGTTGGAGATGAGTTCCAAGTAGATACTGAAGTTATGCATATAACTAGAGTAGTGGGTACTACATTACACGTTAGTCGTGGATACAATGGTAGTACTATTGCAACACATACAGGTGGTGCAGGAGTTCTGAAGATAGATGCTGCAGACAACGCTTTAGTAGAAGCAGACGATGACTTTGGATTTAATGAACTAAAATCGGAATGGACTGATGGAAAGTCAAGAAACCCAACAACAGGAGCAGACGAGTAAGATGTTCGAAGGCATTGAGCAAGCACTCGATGTTGGAACAGAGATCGTTAAAAATGAAGGTGGTTGCGTTAAACGCAGCGACGTTGCTCAACCAATACAAGAACAACTCAAACAAGACTACGAGTATACTCGTGGACAGTTGTACAATCTTGTAGAGAAAGGTCAAGAAGCTGTTAATGGTATATTAGATGTTGCACAACAATCAGATCAACCTAGAGCCTATGAAGTTGCAGGGCAGTTGATTAAACATGTTGGTGACGTTGCAGATAAACTTGCTGATCTGCATAAAAAAGTAAATGATATAGAAAATCCAAAGGCATCCAGAAACACAGAGGTCACTAACAATACCATGTTTGTGGGTAGCACAGCAGAATTAGCAAAATTTCTAAAGTCAAAGCAAGATAAATAACACTGTAGATAGGTAATACCTAGAGAGGCAACAATGTCAGTATTAAATGTATTAGATACACAAACAATCTCAGCCGCAGGGACGGGATATATTGTGGTCAAAACTGGAGTTATTCGATGTTACTGTGCAGCAGCATCAAGTATCCAAGTAGACGCAGGTCCAGCAATTACACTTGCTGCTGGTGAAGCAATATTAGTTTATTGTGGTAAACCAAAGCACGCAAAGATAGCTGCTGCTACCGATGCTAACCCCACTGTATTGACTATCCAAGGATACTCAAATGGTGGTAGACATACATTTAGTGCTAATGACTATATCCAAACCGTAGATGGTGGAGATACAGATGGTTTCGTTGCTGCATTTGAGTCTGCTGCATCTTCAGGAAAGAAAGTTGCATCAGCTACTGCTACAACAATTACAACAGATATAGATGCATCCTCTGCATCAGGTGACTATGCATTATCTGCTGCTGATGCTACTGCAGGAAACATTCCTCAGGTATCAAGAGCAGTTAAACTAACCGCAGGATCAGGTTCTGGTGGTGTAGTTGTAGAACAAGTCCAAGTTGTTGGAGGCTAGTATGTCTGACGTTAATGAAGCAAAGGTTGACAAAGGTCGTTCCGATTATGGTAAAGCATCTATAAGAAATTATAGAAGAAAAGGACCAGGTCACGGTGAACCAGCATTCTTTGACCCTGAAAATAAAAGGGGTAAGGCAATTGACCAACGTAGAAAAGAACACAAAGAGCGTCGTGGTGTCAAAGGGGCAAAGGTTCCTGCATACAAGGTAGAAAGTCTCGCAGGGTATTCTATAGGTGGAGAGATAAAGAAGGGTGTCAAACGTCATAAGGACGCAGTACGGAAGAAGAAAGAGAGAGAAGGTAAAGCTGTTAACTATGCAATGCTAGCTCAGGAGTATGTACCTGAGGAAGGTTACGATCATATGCGTGACAAAGCATTAGAACGTGGTACATGGAAAGAACCTGAGAGGAAGAATCCTCCTAGGAAACCACAGACAGATGCTGAGAAGAAGAAGTCAGCAGAGAATAGTCAGAAGGCACTCCAAACAGTTAAGAATAGTATTCTTAAGAAGTATGGTAAAGGTGCTATCTGGGAACCAAAGACTCAGAAAGAGGGTATAGAAGATATCATTGCACGTCTAGAGAAGAAGAGAATTAGTAAGGGTGGAAATCCAGATGAGTCTCCTTTAGGTAAGAAGACTGGTAGGGCAATGAAAGATCAACAGGATAAAGCAAGAAAGAAAGCAGACGTAAAAGAAGCAAAGGTAGATGCTGGTAAGAAACCAGAAGAAAAAGAAGCTGCAAGAAACTATCGTAAGTTTGGTACTCAGCATAATCAGGCAAAGACTGGTGCATTGAGAAGATCTCTTCACAATCTAAAACGTGGAGATAAAAAGACTAAAGGTGAAAAGAACGACTGGAGAGAAGGAAAGGAGTACGGTCTCTATAAGGGAGATGGTAAAGCAAAAGGTGCGATGAAAGACTTTCTTGATAAGAAAGCAGCTAAGTTAAAGAAAGAAAAGGATAAGCAATCAGCACCGTATAAAAACAATCCTGCATTTGGTGATGCATCACATCATTCCAATGCTAAGAATAGAACGGAAGGACTGAAAACTTGGAAAAAGTTTTTAGAAGAAGGTAATAGAACTTCTAGACAACTTACTAAGTCTAAGACACAACAAACTGGAAACATCTCTGCTGATAGAGGTGACGACGAAAAAAAGAACCGAGAGTCTAGGAAGGGTCTTGAGAAAGATCTCAAGAAGAAAGGTATCGGTTACTCCAAAGGTGTAGGAGAGTATGCTTATAAGAGTGATGGTGGAAAGGAAGGTACTAAGAAGGAAGTCTCATACCAAACCTCTCCAGGTAAGGGAATGAGTAAGCGTCGCTTTGGTAAAGTTATGCGACGATTGGGTCGCAAACATGGGCAGGAAAGTGTTATAACTAAAGATAAGGACAAACCTGCACGCTTACATGATACTCAGAACAAGAAAGCTGATAAGTCATTTGCTTTAGGTAAATCTAAACCAGGTAAGAATCCTTCTAAACAGGGTGAAACATCTGGAACTAAGGTGAGATCAGGTAAACTACCTAGTAAAACTAAAGGGGCAATGCATTATGGCAACTAAGATAAAGTGTAAGTATTGTGGGTTAACACCACCTGTTAGGAATGATCTAGAAGCAGCAAAGTGGGTGAAGAAACATGAAAGTCTTTGCCCTAAAAACCCTGCATTTGCAGGGTAATGAAACTCAAAAGATGTCCAGGTTGTGAAGCAACTTGGATCGATGGGCAGTTATACTGGGCAACTGGTAAAGAAGCATGTCCACATGATCTTGCAGGATTAGTATGTAATGTGGTAAACTGGCCAAAGTGTATTAATCCCTGTAAAGGGTCTACCAGTGGAATGACTTGGGAACATCGACAAAGATGGATCGAAGCATTCGACCTAGATATTAATAACTGAGGTAAATTTATGGCTTATCACATGAGAGAAAAATTATTAAGAGCAGTTCTTGCTCATGCTAGTGGAGAAATCGAAAAGCATAAAGCAAACGTAGAAGTGTACTTAGAACACCCTGCAGGTATCGGTGAGCATTCCGACATAACTGAAGCAATCCAACAAGAATTGGATAAGATATCACGATACCATGACCAAATAGAGGTAATTAAGAAGTATTTCTACTCATCTAGTAGCACGGACTAATAAATATTGGTATAATATGCGAGCCCTCGGCCTAAAAATCGTGTCTCATTACACCATAGGTTATCACGACCTACAGAATCACTCTCATGAGATTTGTGAGTACGCAAGTGATTCATACGAAGCAATCAACCAAGCAAAAGAGGATGTTCCTTTCATAGGGGAGCATCCTCATTTTATTGATAGGTGCACCAACGAATCTGGATTAGACTGGTTACGTTCACAAGGATCTCTACTATGACTACCATCACAAAATATAAGCATGAAATCATGTGGTGGATGAGCAGACTCACCATCATGGGTTGTGCTCTAGGTGCAGCAGTTAGACTTGCTGCAGAAGCATACGCTTGACCTTATAAATTATATTAATAATAACAATCAGTAAATGTTATCAACACAATACCGATTGCGGATGGAAGCAATTTGCAAAGACATTGCAAATGGCACTGAAGTCTGCTTAGAGGATATGATATGGGCAGAAAAATTAGCGAAAGCAAATACATCTGCTAGGGGAATGCTAAAGACAGCACGTCGTATAAAGCAGAACCCGAACGATTCTTTTCTTAATTCTCTTGATATAGGTGACCCCGATCAAGGGAATCATAGAAGGGGTTTCGGTGATCCACAAGATGTGATAGACTGGTTTCATAATGAGAGGTCCGATGACTGGCGACAAAGGGACTGACCTCTGGTCAGGTTATAGGAAAGCAGTATTTGATACCTTTCCTGATTTAAAATATGAATATCAACATGCTAACTGGAGTAACAAAAAGGGTACTAAGTTAACTGCTGATTTATATTCTGGTAAGTATTTTCTTAAGTCCAGACATGTAGATATATGGGACGGAAAGAAACTTAATATTCATAACAATATAATCTACCCTAAGACACCAAAGGTGGGTGACACTATAGTCCCTTGCTTTGGTATGGACTTAATGGGATTTAGTGACAAGAAGGTCATAATAGTATTTGATTTCCAACATCCAATAGAGAACTACCTATTAGATGTACCACCATTACCTAAGACAACAGAGACCTATCGTTTCTTTGAGAAAGGTAATCATTTTTCTAACAATATATTTGTAAGACACTGTACAGCAGATCTTGTTGATACATACTTACCAACGTTTAAATATTATCTGTCACTCTATAAGGAGATGATAGAGAATACTAAACCTACTGGAGAAGATGGTACCTATTATCATGACTTCGATAAGTATATGATCAAGTTGGATCCTATCTCAGGATATCTAGGAAGTGCTTTCGGTAAGGAAGAGTCTGAGAAATTGATCAAGGAGTTCTTTTTTAGTTATGCGTGAATTAGTAAATGTTATTCGTAATGGTTGGGAGAGTCTTGATGTAGAACCACTAGAGACTCAACTTGGTAAAATAGAAAAAGACGATCTTACAATCAACAATGAAATGTATAAATGTAAGGGTCTTAGGAAGATACACCTCGAAACTGCCACTGCAGGTAAGTTAAATATAGTTCATACAGTATTTTGGCCTGACCCTAATTATAATATTCCAATCTTCGGGTGTGATATAGTCTCCGTTGGGAATATAATTACTGCTGCTATAGTTGACATCTCACCTATTCGTGGTTGTGAGGATATTTACGATGAAATTTCTGTTGTGAGTAATTCATTTCAGTTTAGTGAGAGGAGACCTCTTCCATTATGGGCAGATGAAATCTTCTCACCCTTCTGCAAATTTGTAAAACTAACTCAACCTGCAGAGAAAATAGAATTTCTAAGAATAACAAAAGAGTATTTAGATATTTTCATTAAGAGAGTTAAGGAATCAAAATATGATGAGACTTGGGTTAGAACTATGCTAAGATATGATGATCAGATCTGGTATGCTAAACAGCAGAGAAAAAATAAAAAGACTCTAGCAGTATTGAGTAAGTGGTTTGATGATGACTGGGCTTCTACATACATAGATGAGGTTTTATTCGATGTCCCGAAAATTCACTAAAGAAGAAATAGGTTACAAACCTACAGATAAAATTAGAAAGATGTGGTTACTTAATCCCCATGATCATCACATGTTATATGTGAGAGATGATGGGTCTTTCTATGGGTTTACTCATATGAAAGGAGAGGATCCAGAGGAATGGTTTTGGGAACCAGATGGAATACAGACAGAGTTGTTTCCACCACCACCCCCTAAGAAGATTACATTTACACAAGAGCAACTTGATAGAGCTCCTCACCATAATAT